TTATTTTTTTCTTTTTCTAATTCGTAGCATGGTTGACAACGAGGAAACTTATGCGCAGTTTGCATATCTAACTTAATATCAACATCTCGTTTTAATATTTGTTCTATATCATCGTGTCTAATATTACCTATTGGCTCAGCACTGCGTATACAGTTCTTTACGGTACCATCAAAGTTATACATTAAGCCGGTCCACGGCATTGGACAAAATGCACGATTGGTTAGGTAATCTTTACTGTTCATGGATAGTGTACACCTAACGCAATTTCTTCAACTTCTAAATCGGGTCCAGCTTCTAATATTTTTATCAAGGTTGCTGCCCAATGATCAACATCGGCATACGGTCTAGGGCTTGTTTGATTTGGTTGTGTTGCAATGCCGCCCGGTTTAACTAAACACAACTTGGGCCAACTCTTAAAATGTCTCAATTGTCTTATTGTTTCTTCTAATGCTTGCTTTTGAACGTAGTATTCGGTCATGTCTAAACCAGGTAGGCTGCTGATAGGGGCAGATGTAAGCATCGTACTAATGTTTACTATCTTCTTACCTTCTTTACCTTGCCATGCACGATATATTTCAAATAACAATTCTGTTTGAGCAAACCCAACTTGTGCATTGTTTATAAACATGTCACAAGGTTCAATTACTGCTAGTAGTTTAGAAATGCTTCTTATATTATATCCATTACGTCTACTAAGTCCAACAATCTCGTGACCTTGTGCTGCGTATAGTTTAGCTAACGCTTGACCAATACCCGCCGAGTGCCCAGTGATCGCTATTTTCATTCTAAGTATCCAATCGCTTTATAATCCCCGTAAAACTTTTTGCTTGTGTATAAATTCATCTAGATCAGCTTGATTATTTTTTTCTGTAGCCACTATTCCCAAAAATATTGATTGATATGGTAAAGTTAAATTATTTTTATACTTAACATTAATTGCATCCGGAGAGTGCAAAAATGCGTATGAGTGATTTAATTGATGATCAGCAACAAACTTTTTAATAGCTTTAAAATTATGAATATTCAATGCACTGACTGTGGTCCAAGTATTCACCTGTAATCTATCTATACCTTTATAGAACATTAAATTTTTGTAAAATTTGTCCCATTTTATAGGCCAGCGTACATAATCGTGTGTTTCTTCTATTCCGTCTAAACTTACTGTAACTGTTACTTCTATATCTCTATTTAACATTTCTGTTATTTCATCAATTATCAAAGAACAATTTGTGTTAATTCTTACGGATTTTATATTAGAGGGTAAACGCTTTAACACATCCTGATAATTTTTGCTTGCGCTGGGTTCACCTCCATTAATATCCAAATGTACTATTCGTTCTGTTGGCAATTGCCAAAATCTGTTTGTATTATCTATAATTGGATATGTTCGTGATTGTAAGCTACCTATTTTGGTACTAAGTTCTTGATTGCAAGTTAAACATCCACTATTGCAAATATTATCTAATACTCCGCCAACAATTAAATAATCTGGTCTGATTTGTTTTTGGTGAAAGTTTATTGAGTTTAATCTTATGCTAGTTCCGTTTATGCTTTCTGTTTGGAAGCAGCGCCCACATTCTTTTGGTTTTAGTTGAGTTTTTGTGTTATATAACCAATTACTATTTTCCATTTCAATTAAAGAATTGAACTGAGGAGGATCGACCATGTGACCGCATCGACTTACAGTGCCATTAGGATTAAACCTAACATAATGATCTAATCTAGGACATTGCATAATTCTACGCTCCTACGGATTAGTTCGTTAAACACATCTGGATATCGATGTTTAATTGTTTGTACAATAAATTTAAAAGTTACTGTTTTGTCTAGTAAATCTTCTGTTAAAACTTTATCAATTGACAAATAAAAATGTATTTTATCGTTATCAAGATGTTTAGCTAACATTGGATCTTGGCTTTGATTATATTTTAGTGCAGTAATGTTAGTAAGTGATGTTATATGATTAATTCTAAGTTTTGCATTGGTAAATCTTTGCAGATTCAGCAACCAATGAAACTGCGGACAAAAATGTCTATTCAAAAACAAATAATTACAAACAAAGTGTAACAATGTAGAACGATCGAGATCTTTATTGTGTTGTAAAAAAGTATTTACACCGCTCACAAAACGATCATAAGGGTTCCTGACATAAATGTCTATAATAGGAATAGTTGGTAGTTCATCATGTTCCACTAGTCTAAATCCTGAACTATACAAGCTACTACTACCATTTTTGTATATAGGATAGACATATCGTTGTGATGGTACTATTTCTAGCACATCACAACGATCTGGAAAAATGATGTTATCCAATTGCGATAACATCAGATTGCCTTACTGTTTGCTGCGGTTCCGAATCATGGCCAAGATGTCCTCGGCTCGTTGACTGGAAGGTTTGGCAGCAGCTTGCACAGGGGCAGTTGCTACTGGTGCGTCGTCTTCCTCATCTGCATCAAACGGTGCAGCTGATTGAACTGGAGTAGGTGCTGCCTTGGCTGCTGGAGCAGGTGCAGCAGTCTCTACATCATCACCACCGCGACCTTGAAAGCCGCTGGGCTTGTAGTATTGACTCCAACGATCTGGATCGTATGCTTGACCATCTACACTGGCTTCAAACATTTCTTTGAGAACTTTGAGTTCTACTTCGCCCGGACGTTTAGGTAAGAAGTCAGCGAGATTGTAAAGACCAAAGCTATCAATCGCGGCTTGTTCTTGTGCAGTTAGCGCAGTCTCTTTACGACTCCACTTGCTGGTACTGTAGTCTGCATAACCACCTTTACTTGTTTTAGTAACAGTAAAATCCAACCCGGCGGTGTAATCTGTAGGCATGCTTTCTAGTTCTGGGTCCATTAGTGCAGCCTTGATTAAATTAAAGATCTGGGGACTAATTACGAATCTACGAATAGGATTCTCTGGTGTTTTGTCGTCCGCTAGTGGATTTTCTCTTACAAAACCTTGAAACAAATAACTTTTCTTCTTCCAATACTTGCGACCCATTTCTTCTAGTCCTGGATCTTTAAACCAAGTACGTACTTCTGCTAGAATAGGGCAAGCGTCGCCATACATTTCTACACAGGGTACTTGTACAACAACAGGTTTTGAATCTGCTTGTCCTTTGATACCTGCAAACGGTAAACGAATCATCAGTCGTTCAACCCAGAAGAATGAGTTGCTTGTATTTGCGTCTGGTAAGAATCGGATTTTTGCACTTGAACCTTCTGGAATGTTCCAGTGTGCATAGATGGCGTTGTCGCCTTGTGATTGTCCGCCCGATTGACGGTTTTCTTGCGCTTGTAGTTTAGCGCGGATTTCTGCTAAAGATGTGGCCATAATGTTTCTCCTTATAAAATGCCATAATGTTTGTGCCTAGATATACAACTGCACCGTGCAATTGTATAACATGTTTATTTAGCGTGTCAAACAAATTTTGCAACATTCCTACCATAAAGAAATTTAGCAAAATTCTGTCTGTTATGTTCAAAAATTGGTTGCATTTGTTGCGCCATGTGATTTAAATTTTGATATGATAAACTTGCTAATCTATCAATTTCTTTAACAATTGCACTAAAACGACCATATGGGCATTTGATTTGATCGTAGCTCTCATCAATTAGTGGAGCAAATGTTTTAAAACCTCTTGATTGTAAGTATGCCAAGCTTTGATAACCAGAAAACAGTAAAAAAGGTTTGCCTAAGTAAAAATTTTTTAAAGTTTTTTCAGTAAAAAACTTGTTTGAATGCGGATCAGTTTCACAAACTATTTCTATAAAATACGTCTGATAGCGTTCGCCTATAAGCTGAAGACTTTCTTGAAATGGAACCCACCCTCTACTGGTTTCAAAATCAAGAAAAAGAGGACAATTTTCTTTGTACCAAATATAATCATCATGGAAAAATTTTTCTTCAAATCTATGATTCCATTGCCCTATATGAGAATTATAACTTAATAAACTATCAAATTGATGTTTTTCAAATAAGTGTTTACAAAATTTTAAGCGGTATAAATCATGACGACCATACATAGCAGCAAATTTTTTACTAAAATTATTTGATGACAACTTCAAAAATGTGATTTCTTCAAACACCTGGTTGCACCACATTTCTACCACATCCAATTCTACAAATGTGGTATTAGGAATGTTTGGATTTTGATATCCATAGATGTAACAATTCTCTTGAT